AGCGCCTTGTTTGCAGGGTCGTCAAAAGAACGCCGCCGACGAGTTGGCTGGCAGACGAATTGCTCTCCTACGAAGTGTATGACGGGGAAGCCGTGGTGTCTGAGGGCACGAGTTCTTCGGAACAATGGGTGCGCTACGACGCCGGAGGCTACCATACGAAAGAGAAATTTGACGCTCTTTACCCTGAGGGATGGGAGATCGAGTTTGATTTCACACAGCCTGATGTGATCCCAAAGGACATCATGCAAGCAGCCAAGCAAGCCTGCGGTGACGTGGGAGCGGCTTCCATGGCCTCTCCATTCGTCCCCAGCCAAGCATGCAGCGCCGCAATAGTGGGGATCGGACGGGAGCGCGAACGCTGCCTCTCCATTGTCCAGGCCATCGAGGCCCGCAACGAAGCGGAAGCCCATCTGATCGAAACCATCGTTCGCCGTATCCGAGGTGATGAATGACTGAAGCCGAGATCATCGAACTCTTCGTCCGAGCCGCCGAAGCCGAGCGCAAGCTGCCCGACACAGCGCGGCCGGCAAGGCTGAAGGCCATGAACCTGGGGTACGTCCACGACTTCGCGGACATCAACGGCTGGCACAGTGAAGACAAGGCCGCCAAGCGCTGGGAATGGCTGGAACCGAGCAAGCTTCGGCTGGACACGAACGCGATCGGCCTATGGGAAGCGGCGATGGAAGTCATGAAGCTCGTCGCCGATCCGAACAAGCGCCGCGCCCTGTGGGCATGGGCCAAGGCAGAGGCAGGCGGACAGCCGTTTGCCAAGTGGTGCAAGGCGGAAGGCTTCAGCCGACAGCTTGGAGATTGGCGTCGGAAGTCCGCGATTGAACAAATTGCATTAACGTTTGCCCGTAAGATGTTACAGCATAACGATTTTGGCGATGAAAGCACCTTGCCAAAAGAGGCCGAAATCGGCGATAAAAGCACCACGATCAGAGTTTGGCGCCCAGACGAAAGCAAGCCGGTTTGCGGCTTTGACGAGGAGCTTCGGGACTTTTCTTGGTCGGACGCCCAGAATCAACGCCGCCGGCAACGCGAGAAGAGGGCGGCATAGATAACAAGACCGGCCACGCTTCGGCGCACCTAGGCCGGTTACTCATCGGGACGGTTGAGCCCAGCAGGCCCTGACGTGGGTAATACGCAACTCCCGTCCTGACATTCACAGCCCCGTCCCCGGATAACCCGAGGGCGGGGTTTCCTATTTCGCAGGAGCGGACACTTTCGCCTTCGACAACCGACGCGAGGAACAAGGTCTGCACTCGTGGCTGTAGAAGCCGCGCCGCCGCTCCGGGGCCACCACCCCACGCTTACGGCGCCAAGTGGGCAAGTCGGTCGTTCAATTTCCAAGGAGAGAATAATGGTTCCGGAATCGATTTCGCCCACCTTCACAGGCCGCCAGATGGACGACGAGGCAAAAAGCCTCATGGAGCAGAGTAACCTGCGCTTCACGCAGATCGAGGAGCTTCTGAACAAGCTGCCGAACTCGCGCCTCAAATCGATCGCGCTGACCGAACTGGAAAAGGCTTCGCTCGTCGTCAACAAAGCGATCAGCCGGAAGAATGACGCCTAAGCCCATCCACCGTCCGGGCTGGATAGGCCCATGGTTCGGAAACCCAAAGCCAACGGGAGGGAAGGGATGAAGACGGTGGAAGCTTCCATGTGGATCGTGCTGCTTGCTGCGTCATCGTCTTTGGTCGCCCAAGTCGTGAAACTCGCTTGGCTGATCTACGGTCGATGACCAACCCAACAACAGGGAAGTGAGATAGATGCTCGGAAAACTCTTCAGCGCAGCCGTTGACGTGGTCACGCTGCCTGTCTCTGCTGCCGTCGATGTCGTTACCCTTGGTGGCGCGCTCGTCGATCGGGATGAGCCCTACACGGTCTCGAAGGTTCGCCGCCTCGGCAAAGACGCCGGCAAGGTCATAGAAAAGCTGGCTGAATGACCGTCATCGACCTCCAGCAGATCAAGGCAGCCCGAGAAGCCCCGGATACCGATTGCACCGAGCGCGACCAGTACGGCCGGCCGATGAAGCGCTTCGGGCTTGAATACGAGATGGGCGGTAAGCTGTTCGTCGTCCACATCGACGCCTACGACCTCGAAGACGCAGAGCGCCATGCGAAAGCCATGCGCGAGGGCATCTCGGTCTACGGGCAGATATACAGCCTGGGCACTCAAGCGTAGGGGCGAGTCGATGACTGCAGCGGAACTGATTAGAGCCGCAAAGCAGTACGAGGAAGAGCACGGCATCGCCGACACGCTCCTCTTGTTGAATGACATCATCCTGGCGCGAGCGCAGGCAAACGATCTCGACATTGAATACGAAGACGACGGCGAGGAGCCCGAAGGTCTGACCATACAGTGAGGATAGAACCTATGCCTGTTCAGTTGATCTCCGTCGCTGTTGTGACAGACGCGGCTGGCGCCTTCTCCAAGGTGATACAGCCCGTATCCGGTAGCCTCCTGCAGTATCGCTACGTTCCAAGCGGCAGCCCGCTCGACACTGGCGCCGACCTCGATGTCGTGGGAACGACCACGGGCTTCGTCTACGTCAACCAAGACAACATAGGGACCTCGGCATTCTCGAAGGCGCCCCGTATGCCGACCCACGACGAGACGGGCGCGGCATCCCTCTATGCAGCAGGCGGCGAGCCGGTCGAAGACAAGATGGCGGTCGGCGGCGAAACCCTGACTGTCACGATCGCGAACGGCGGCAACACGCTGCGCGGCACCCTCTATTTCTGGTTCGGCTGAAAAGCCAACAGCGCCCGTCGGGCAAACTCCCAAGCAAACAGCAATCATAAGGAGCATCCACCATGGCTTATCATTCGATCTACGGCAAAGCGCTCGGCGTCGACGAGTTCGGCAACCTCAAGAGCAAGGGCGCACCATCCTTCGGCGAAGGCACCAAGACCGCGACGGCGACAGGCACCGGCGGCACGGGCACGGCAACGCTGAACAAGGAATCCGGCAAGATCACTACCGGCGCCCTGACCACGGCCGCGGCTGCCACGCACGTCCTGACCCTGACGAACTCCAAGATCGCCGCGGCTGACCAGGTCTATGTCTCGGTCTGCAAGGGCACCGCCACCACGGGCACGCCGACGATCGCTGACGTCCTTGCGGCTGCTGGCTCTGTCGCCATCACCATCCAGAACATCCACGCCAGCGCCGCGGTCAACGGCACGCTGGTCGTTAGCTACTTCGTCGTCAAGGCGTAAGGCAACCGGCTAGGAGGCGACTAGCTATGATAGACCTACTCCAATCCGCAGCGCTCATCATCCTTGCGATCGCGGTCATCCGTGTCACTTGGGGGTGATGGCTATGAACGAACACATCATGGGCCCGCTGATCCGTCTCCTGCCTGACAGCGGGAGCGGAGCGGCTCAAGGATTCGGCGAGCGCTGGATCCGCGCATCCTCGATCAACCGGGTCGACGTCAACACCCGCGAAGTGGTCGTCAATCAGGAGAAGACCGTGCAGACGTTCTACTCCGTCCAAGCCGGCCTTGAATACTTCCAGTGCAGCAATGATCCTCGGCCGCTTATGGCTGAGGTGGCGGGGTGGGCTTAATGTTCGGCTACCTCAACTACCTCGCATCAGAGGCAGCCAAACGCCAGGCCGCACTGAAAATCGCGGGGGAACGGGCGCGCCTGGTCAGCGAACAGGAGAGGTTCTTGCATCTCGCAGACCTTGAAAGGTGGGCGGCAAGAGAAATCATCAACGGTCGTAGGTTCAAGTGTGGTCCGTGGTCGTGGCGTTTCGTCACCCATATCCCGGGTAATGTGGAACGGATCCGATGAGCGAAGAGAAGCGCCCCGTCGGTCGCCCCAGCAAGTACGATCCAGCATATTGCGAGATGGTCGTCGAGCACATGAAGGAGGGCGCGAGCCTCACTTCCTTCGCCGCGTCGATCGGAGTCTCCCGCGATACGATCACCGAATGGGGCAACACCCACCTCGAATTTTCCTTAGCCATAAAAAAGGGCAAGGCTCAATGCGCTGCCTGGTGGGAGGAATTGGGACGAAAAAACGCCAAGGACGGCGGCGGCAACGCAACGCTCGTGATCTTCGGCTTGAAGAACATGGCTGGCGATGATTGGCGTGAGCGTTCCCAGGTTGAGCATTCCGGCCCTGCCGGTGCACCTATTCAGGTGGAAGAGAAAGCCTCGTCTCCGCGCAACCTCGCCCGCGAGATCGCATTCGGCCTTGCTGCCGGTATGCGGGCATCGAAAGAGCAAGGCGACGAATGAGCGCTTCCGGCACGCTGGATGACATCCTGCGGAGTTTCAATGCTCTGCCGGAAGCGAAGCAGCATGACATCCTGTCGGCTGCGCACGAGTTAAGGAATGGCCGCAAGTGGTTGCCAAACCCTGGCCCGCAGACGGAAGCGTATTTCTCCGAAGCCGATGAGCTTTTCTACGGCGGTGGTGCAGGAGGCGGCAAATCGGCCTTGCTTTGCGGCGTCGCAGTCAACGAGCACAAGAACGCCCTGATCCTTCGTCGGGTATCCAAGAACCTCAAGGGCATCAAGCGCGAGCTGTACGGAATCCTCGGGTCATACGATGGCTTCAGCGACCAGGCGGGCATCTGGAAGCACGACAGCGGCGTTATCGACCTCGGCCACTGCCAGTATGAGGCAGATAAAGAGAAC